GCGCACCATCCTGACCTCTGCTGTACGGCGTTCTGGCACCCGGCGATCACGACGCATTGACTCATCACCGATCATTGCGTGGATGGCTATCAAGGCCGCCAGGGCGAAGCACATCGGCGAGATGATCTGGCGGCGCATAGCCTCAGCAATCATCGCGGTCTGGCGGGTAACGCCGAGCTTGAACATGGCGCAGGAAAGGCGCTTCGCTACAGTGCAGGCTGCCACATCGAACTGGCGGGCAATCTCTTTGGCCGTCATGCCCTGGGCGGCGGCCAGTAGGTACTGAAGCTCTTTGGGCGCTAGGCCTCTACCAAGGTGACCCTTCCATGCGCCGCAGTTAATTTCTCTGTCCATTTGGAATTCTCGGTGTGATCAATGGATGGCCAGCGGCCAGCTCACCACTGCCCAGGTGACGGGCTTTGCGCTAGGCTGAGCGCTCTCACACATCACAACCTGCAAAGGAGGGCGAATTGCGCATGCGCAAGTTCAAGTTGAAGTTCAAATACGACGCGGACGACATGAATCCGAAGACTCTTGAGACCGACCGGTCGGTCAAGGTAGGGGACGCCGTGGAGCTTGAGGACGGGTTCTGGTATGGCGTTATGGAGATTCGAATTCTGAAGCGAGATATTCAGCTAGTTCTTTCGAAATCGTCTCAAAATGCTGAGGAGGCAAAGCTTGTAATGATGCAGTTATTGTCCGACTGAGAACTACAGTTGCGAACTTAAGGCAGTTCTGTTTTTCGATGTCGCGGCTTGGGTGCATTAAGAAAAGCTTCGTCTTCAATCCTGGGTCTCCCTGACACGCCAAGGTCATGAGGGCTGCCTCAATTTTCCCTTGTAACGACGGAGCTGAAACCCGAGGTTCGGTAATGTTTGTGCCTTCTGGCTGTTGCATTTCGACACTCCTCTTAGTCATCCCAAAGCACCCTCGCAAGAAGGTGCTTCAGTGATGCTCTTCGCCTGGACCCGCTGCTGGCGTCGGTCACAGGCACAATCAAATTGTTCTTCCAGCCGCGGCTTGCCCCGCTGGATAACTGTCTTGGTGATTTACGCTGCACACCCGGGTCAGTTGCCAACCCTCTAAACCGTTCAGGCCGATTTATCGCTGCCTTCCATCTGGCCGGTTTCTATCCGGCGATGGCGCAAATTTAGCTATAAGCTAAATGATCGTCAATAGCTCACAGCTAAATAAATTTAGCCTTGTGCAAAAAAAGCCCGCACATGGCGGGCTTCTTAATTTAGCTGATAGGCATTATCGTGCGTACATTCCCCACCAAAAAACATGGCCGAGAATGCTTATCTGCTCATCGTGCAATTGCTGGTAGCTGTAGTCTTCATCGGGATGTTCATCTCGATTGAAGCTGCGCATTCGCATGCCCGTGGGGAGCCGGTAGAGTTGTTTCACACGCAACTGACCATTGTGATTGATTGCATATAGATCACCGTCTACGACCTCGGCGAGAGCTGTGCTGCCAATATTCACTCCCACAATGGCACCGTCCCTGAGCACTGGCAGCATGCTATTGCCTCTGACGGTGACACATCTCGCTTTGTCGAACTGCACACCATTCTGGCGAAGGCTGCGCTTGTCGAATCGAAGGCTTGATTTCTCGCCTTCTTCAATAACAAAGCGGCCTGATCCGGCTGCAAGCTCGACCTCGCGCAGATATGGAACTGAAATTTCATCAGTCTCTAGTGGGGTGCCGTCATCCCACAGACGTATCTCCTGCAATCCTGAATGACCAGGATCTTCAGTCAGCGCTTTTCCTGGGGCGTAACCCTGGAGCGAGTCGAACCAGCCAGGATCCAATCCTTCCAGGCGCTCAATGCGTCGAGCAACTTCATCGCCGATGTTCTTGGAAGTTTTGTCCGAAAGGACCTGGCTCAAGTGAGCAGGACTCATTTCCCAGCGCGCCGCGCATGAGGCTTTTTTCTGCTTACCAATGAGGGTTCGCAGATTTCGCTTTCTGATTTCGTAGATATCCATGTGCCAAAGGTTGCCACCATTTAGCGCATTGCTAAATATGCTCACAGCTAAATTATCCTTGCTGAAAATGTAGCCCTAAGCTAAATTTCTCGCCGTATTAAACGGAGTGGCACTTATGAATGACCATCTACGGGGATGGCTCGCCCGCAAGACCGCCGAGGAGCGTGAAGCCACAGCCAAGAAGGCTGGAACCACCGTTGGGCACCTTCGGCAATTGGCGGGCGGGCACCGGCAAGCTTCAGCGGATCCGCCCGTACCTGCAGCGCCGGAGTGACCATGGCCCTTATCAACGAAGACGTGACCGAAAGCGTCTGGCGGCGTGCGGCCGTGGTCAGCCTGCTGACCTGGCGTCGTGCCGGCACGGATGACGCGCTTGATGACTCCGAGCGCTACGGCTGGTGGGGTGACAGCTTTCCCACGGTGACCAGTGACCAAATCGGCTCCCGCCTGTGGCAACTGCGCCGTCGCACGCTCAACGCGGACACTGTGCGGGACGCTACGACATTCGCCCGGGAATCGCTGCAATGGATGCTCGATGACGGCCGGGTGACCGCCGTCGACATCACCACTACTCGCGGCGTTGATCGCCTCGACATGCGCATTGCTCTGGTTTTTCGGGGCGGTGCGACGCTGGAACTCTCTCTAGACAACTTGTGGCAGGTGATCCATGCCTTTTAACACTCCGACCATGCCTGAGCTGATCAGTCGTGCCCGTAGCGACCTGGCGGGCTCTAGCGCGCTGCTGCGCTCTGATGCCGAAGTGCTTGCCCGGGTTAACGCTGCAGCGTCCTTTGGCCGCTACGCGCACCAAGCGTATATCGCTGATCAGATTCTCCCGGACAAGGCTGATGAGGACACGTTGCGTCGTATGGCGCGGGCCAGGCTTAAGCGTGACCGGCTGCCGGCGGTCGCGGCAACCGGTCCTGCCGGATTCACCGGCGCTGTACGGGCTGTGCTCGATGCCGGCACGTTGCTGCAGCGTGAGGATGGGCAGCGCTTTCGGGTGTCGTTATCCGTAACGCTGAGTGCCCCTGCCGGTGTTGCCACGCTGGAGGCGGTCGACCCGGGGCAGTTGGGCAATACCCCCGCTGGCACCGTGCTGCGCAGCGTTTCACCCGTCGAAGGTGTAGCGGATACCTTCACCGTCCTTGAGCCAGGTATTGCCGGCGGCACCGAACAGGAGAGCATCGAGGCGCTACGCGCCCGGGTAATCCGCTCTTATCGAGTGGTGCCCCACGGCGGCAGTACCAGCGATTACGAGACCTGGGCGCTTGAAGTGCCTGGCGTGACCCGGGCATGGGTTCGCCGGCACTGGATGGGCCCTGGCACCGTAGCGGTGTTCATCGTCAGGGATGGCGACGTGAACCCCATTCCAGGGCCGGAAGCGCTAGCCCAGGCCTTCGCTTATATCGAGGGTGAGCGGCCGGTAACGGCAGAGATTGCCGTCTTGGCGCCTGTAGAGAAGCCGATTCAGTACGTAATCAAATTGCAGCCTGACAGCGGCGTCGTGCGTGCTGCAGTCGAAGCGGCCCTGGTGGATCTGCACAACCGCGAGTCAGACCTTGGGGTCAAGTTGCTGGGTACGCATATCAGTGAAGCCATCAGCGGCGCTGCAGGCGAGAAGGATCATGTGCTGTTCAGCCCTGCCGGCGACGTAGTTCCGGGCGCCAATGAGTTGCCGACCTTCGGGGGGATCTTATGGCGATAAGAACAGCGACGGACTATTACCAGCAGTTGGTCGCTCTGCTGCCGCCAGGCCCCGCCTGGGATGTGGAGCTGGTGCCGGAAATCCGCGAGCTGCTGCAGGCCGGATCTGTTGAGCTGGCCCGCGAGGATCTGCGGCTATCCGACCTGCTGGCCGAGAGCGACCCGGACACCGTGCGCGAGCTGGTGCCCGACTGGGAACAGGTTATGGATCTGCCGGACCCGTGCCTGGGTGAAAACCCGGCTTTTGAGGACCGTCAGCTGGCCGTGCGGCGCCGCCTGGTTGAAGTTGGTGGGCAAACTCCGGCGTTCTTTGTGCAGCTCGCCATTACCCAGGGCTACCCAGAAGCCACGGTGACCGAACACCGTGCGCCGCGTTTCGGTGCGGCTCGCTTCGGTCGCTCGCACTTCGGTACCTGGTCAGCACAGTTCATGTGGACATTAAACACGGGGCCCCGCCGTCGCCTGGGCCGGCGCTTCGGCGCCAGTTACTTCGGTGAGCGCTTCGGGGTTAACCCAAGCGGCGCCCTTGAATGCGTGATTCGCCGCAGTGCGCCTGCGCACGCATTGGAATTTATTAATTACGGGGTTGGGGTTTAAATGGATTATCCGAAGAGCGTGCCAAACGTTGGTTTGGTTGACGGTAAGTTTGTGGATGAAAATACAACTACTGGTCAAGTTGGGTCTCTAATTCCGGCGGCATGGGGAACTTCTGTAACAGAAGAGATTTTAAATTTTATATATTCTGCAGGGCTGGTGCCGGACGAGAATGATAACGCACAAATTGCAAAGGCTGTTCGCAAGCTACTCACTGAGAGTGGCGTAAGCTTCTCAACAAAGTCTGAGGCTGAAGAGGGGGTAAGCACAACAACCGCGATGAGTCCGCTTCGGGTTTTTCAGGCTATTGCAATGTTTATAAAGGCGGCAAATGAAAGTACTGCAGGTATTTCAAGAACCGCCACCCAAGCATTAGTAAATGAAGGGGTTGATGATACAACCTTTGTAAGCCCTAAGAAGCTGGCTATGCGTTTGCTTGCTAAAGCCAATTCGCATAACGCCATTTTCACGGGCGAGCCTCAGACAAATTCAACCCCACCGCCCGGGGATAATGGGCCGCGACTTGCCAACACTAATTTTGTCTGGCAAGAGTTTCAGCGCTTGTTAGGCCCGGCCTCTGAATCGACGGCTGGAAGAATTGCAATTGCTTCCAAAGAAGCTGTTAATTCTGGAGTTGATGATACGGCGGCGGTTACTTCGAAAAAAATAAGACGGCTTCGGGCGGCTGCCTGGGTAAATTTCAACGGAACAGGAACTGTGTCTATAAGGGATTCGCACAATGTTTCTTCGATCACTGATGTAAATAATGGGCATTATACGGTTAATTTCTCTGTACCGATGGATAATCCTAATTACTCAGTTGTAGGGTCGGCGGGAAATATTGAATCAACAGATCAGCGGTCTGCATTATCTCCCTCGGCATACTCTGTGAATTCGGTGACTGTTAAAACTTCGGCTCAGGTCAACGGTTATTTGCACGCGGGAAATACAGCGGATAATCAATATGTGAATGTGGTGGTTTTTGGAGGGGTGCCAGTATGAGTAATGATTTAGAAAAACAGCGAATCGTGTTTCAAGAGGCTGGCGCGCCGGTGGCGGTAATGTTGCCCTGCAGGTGCGGGCTTACGATTACTGAAATCGGAAGTAAAGATGTTCCAGATGGTGTGCCGTTCTGGATCATTAGTGTGGATGATGTTCCGTCGGATCGGACTCTACGCGGGGCCTGGGCTCTCGATGTGGGTGCTATGGGCAAACCTTCTGGCGTGGGAGAAGCCAAATGATTGTAATCGACGCGGCCAAGCGCGCCAGTTTGCTGGCAGAGTCCGGCCGAATTTGGCGGGATAGTGAATTATCTAAAGTACTATGGATGCGCGAGCGTCACCGCGACCAACAAGAAATAGGCGCCGCCACGACTCTCTCAGGCGAGCAGTTTTCGGAGTTACTGGCCTATATGCAAAACCTGCGGGACTGGCCGCAATCGCCAGACTTCCCCAGCGTCGAGCATCGCCCTGCAGAACCGGCCTGGATCGCCGAACAATCCCAATAAGCGCCCCGCACTGACGGGGCGTTTTCTTTTCTGCCTTTTGAGACTATCTATATGTCAATTACATCGCAGCAGTTGCTGCAGATCCTCCCGAACGCCGGCCGCCAAGTCGGCGTTTTTATTTCTGCCCTAAACACGGCCATGAACCGCTACGCCATTGTCGGAACGCTGCGTGTCGCCGCCTTCATCGCCCAGGTTGGGCATGAGTCAGGCCAGCTGCGGTACGTACGCGAGATATGGGGGCCGACGGCACAGCAACTTGGCTATGAGGGCCGCGCCGACTTGGGCAACACCGCAAAGGGGGACGGCTCAAAGTATCGTGGTCGGGGTCTAATCCAAATCACTGGCCGTGTGAACTACGCGGCGTGCGGTGAAGCGCTGGGCCTGGACCTGGTCAATCAACCCGCACTGCTGGAGCAGCCGCAGTACGCCGCGATGTCTGCGGCCTGGTTCTGGTCTACGCGTGGGTTGAACACGCTGTCCGACCAGAACGAATTCGCAAAGATCACCCGGCTGATCAATGGCGGGCTTACAGGACAGGCTGACCGCCTGGCGCTTTATGAAAAGGCTTTGCAGGTGCTGGCATGACGCCGGTTCAGAAGCTGCTGGGATTGGCGGTACTGATCCTAGTGCTGATGGCCTGCGCGGCTGGCGCGACGTGGCAAGTGCAGGACTGGCGCATGGGCAAGAAGCTTGCCGAGCAGGCCGGCCTACACAAGGATGACTTGACCGCGATCAGCAAAGCCGCCGCCGTGCAGGCCCGCGCCGAGCAGGACAAACGCTTGGCCACCGAGCGTCAGCTCGCCATCCAAGACCAACAACACACCAAGGAATTATCCGATGCCCAGCGCAACCAGGCTCGCCTGCGTGACCAGCTTGCTACTACTGATGTTCGGCTGTCAGTCCTTCTCGACTCAACGTATTCAGCCAGTGGCTGCGACGTGCCTGCCGCCGCCGGCGCCGTCGGCGTGGTTCATGCAGCACGTCGAGGCCAACTTGACCCGGCGCATGCTCAAAGAATTATCGCCATCACCGACGATGGGGACAACGGATTGATCGCACTGCGAGCATGTCAGGCCTATATTCGAGGCTTATCGATGTCACATTGATATTTTGTGTTGCGAAGTGTTTTAACAAAGTTTGGTTCGGATAGTGCAATCTTTGCGACTTCAATTATGATTGCCTCCAAGAATAAATTAACGTTAGAGAGGCTTTTTACAAATGGCTTTAGTTTTAGCTCGGATCCGTGGGCTATAAGGCTTCTTATGTCGTAGAGCGTATCCCATAATTTAATGTACTCAACTTCACCAAAATAGTGAGATATATCTGGTGGGGCTTCAGAAAGCGCTAGGATCGGCTTGATGTTGTGTTGTATCTGTTTTGCAATGCTGGTGCAGGTTTTTCGAGTTACCAAACATTCGATTACTGAAAAATACGACAGAGTTTTTAGTGTGGTGTGTATTTCCAGCTTCATGGCGTCTAGGAATAGCTTCATTCCATATTTTGTTTGTCGGTACACTGCAACCTCATCCAGTTTTTCAAAATAAAACCGCAGGTCGCTCAAGGTTTTTTTAGAGACAAGTCGAGGTCTATGTGGTATCCATGATTCTGTACAAATTCCGTCTACTTCATGGCGCTGTAGTGATATGTAACGAGATGAAAAATGATCATCCTCATTTCCAATGGCTCCTTGTAAACCAAACTTAAGTTTAGGTTGCGTCAGTTGCCCTGCCATGTTTAGCGCTTCAGTGTAATCTATATTGCCTGAAAAATTGACCACCCACCATCTCGGAGCTGGAGCCGGAATAAGGTCTCCGTCCTGATTTAGTATAAAAGGAGCTGTATCGTAATCTAAAAAATTTCGTAATCTAAGGTGGTTGGTTGCAGCCGCCATTTCGCTTCTGAATATATTTATATGGACTGCATCGGCGCGCTGAATTGTAAATTTATCCTTTATTTTGTAAGGGATAAGATTTTCTTCAAAATATACGTTTGATGTGATCAGGCAGAAATCAAAATTCTCTATCATTGTCATTGCTCGCTAGTTGTCGGGCAGCTCTGATTGGCTGGATCAGGTCTGAGCTTTTATTCCGTACGTCGCCCACCGATGTATTGACCTTGAACCATTCGACCACTTCAGATGGCTCTCCCTGCTGCACCACCATCTGCTCCGCGCCCTCTTTGGGCGTGGTCGGGTCCAACCATTCCCGAGCCAAGTCCGGCGTCAGCACCACGGGCCGACGGTCGTGGATGTCCACCATGCCGCCGGCGCTGTCGGCGGTGATGATCACAAAGCCGTCATGTTCGCCAGGTCCTTCGTCCGCGTCTGGCAGTTGGCCAATGGCCGCGCACAGCACGGGCGCGCCGTCCCGCCGACGGATCAAATACGGCTGTTTTTTCAGCCCGCCTTCGTCCACCCACTCGAACCAGTTGTCGATAGCTGTGACTGCTCGATGCGGCCAGATCTCACGGAAAAATGGGCCGTGGGCCACCTTCTCGACGCGGGCATTGATGGGTGCCGCGCGGTCCTTTGCCCAGTGGGGGCGCCATCCCCAAGGCACCAGATCTGCGTGCAGCGTTTCGCCCTGAAGGTGGAGTATGGCGACCTGGGTTGTCGGTGCTACGTTGTACCGCTCAAGCTGGGCGTCGCCCACCGAGTTCGCCAGGGCATTGGGCATGCTCAGCGCCGCAACAAAGTCGTGGATTCCTCTGTACTGCGACAGTCTTCCGCACATGGCCAAGCCCTCTTTCCGTTTCACTTTAGACAATCGTGGTCGGCTGAGGTCTCATTTCATTGACTATTCGCTTCAGGGCTTCGGTATCACGCCGGCTTGAATTGAGTGCGGTAGTCAGAATGTCGATCTGTTTGCGCATTTCCGCTGCTTCGCCACCTCGCTGACGGAGGTATCCGGCAAACTCTGCGTTCTTGGCCTGGGTCTCCAGCAGCATTTGGCTGATGCCGAAAACGTCTGCCCGCGCTTTGCGTAGATGCAGGTTCAGCTCTTGGATCTCGTTTTCCAAAAGTCTGCAGTGCTGGCGATACATTTCCAGAGGCGGGGGAAGGCCGAGCCACCCGCAGGTGTCTTCATCGATGGGCATGGTTGGATTTCCGATTACTGTATGTGTATACAGTAATCGAGGTTTGATGGTGCCGCGATTTGAGGCGACGAGCTGCAGGTTTACCCGATGATCAGTCGGGCGCCATAAGGACGGCTAGGGTCAGTTTGATGAACCCTTCATTCTCATCAATTGTGTACAGCGCACCTCGGATGTTCTCGGCTACATCTGCGGAGCCGCGCTGCTCCACCCAGTTCGACAGCTCCATGATGGAGGCTTCAAGTGCCAACTGGTTTTCGTAGAGTTTGGATAGCAGGGAGGGGAGTAGGTCTGAGCTGGACATCGGCGTTCCTCTGATTGAGTGAAAAGCTTAGCAGCCGTTGTTCTTCGGGGAGTTTGTGTTCGGTCGGCGGGATGCCGGGGAGGGGGGAAATCATTTCCGCAACGTCATATGCACCCCTTGATCTGCGGGGCTTGTAAGGCACAAAAAAATACTCAGGTGCGGAAACGATGAGTGTATAAGCTATTGATTTATATGGTTAAATCGGCAGTCTTGAAAACCGGCGGACGTTAATAGCGTCTCCAGGGTTCGAATCCCTGGTTTCCCGCCAAGATTCAAACAAAAGCCCCGCGAATGCGGGGCTTTTGTGTTTCTGGGGTTTGGGGCGGCTACCCCGCCTCAATCCTGATCGTTTCCGCATCATTTCAAGCGGTTTGCGATTGGGGCAGGTGCAGTAGTCACGACCTCCTTCTTGTGCTCGTATCGCTGACGCTAGCGCGCTCGCGAACGTTTTTTCGACGAGTGAC